TCATGTCCTGCGCTCCCTTTCAGGGATTGTGAAGAACTGGCCAAACAGTCCGCGCAGTTGGAGCGCCCCGTGATTGGTAAGATGATTGTTGTCGAAGTAGAGCGCCTGCCCATCCTCGATCCCGATGCAGTGTCCCTCCTGGTGGGCTTCGGAACAGAGTCTGCCCCATGGATCAATCAGCCGCAGACCGCCGTTTTCGACAAGGGTGCCGATTGCCGCATCGGCGGCGGCATTGCGCTCGTGCAGGTCAACCCGGGAAATACGGGCCAGTTCCAGCGCTTCCGGGGCGCTGATGCGGCCATGTGCCAGCCTGCGGGCAAGCGCGGGGCTGTCGAAGCGGGGAAGCTCGGGCACCTGCCGCAGCAGGAACACCTCGGGAATATGCCGGTGAAGTTCCTGCACGGTCCTCTGCAGCGCCGCGGCAAACAGCGCCTCCTGCGGCGCGGTGGGCAGATCCGTCCCGGCCGTGGGGGCGAGAGTGATAAGGTTGTGGGCATCAAGGCCGATACCGTCGCCGTCGGCGTAATAGGCCCAGCGCCCGACCAGAAGAATCCGCCGGATGTTCGGCATCTCTGCCACCGCCTCGCGGATCCGGGCATTGGCGCGGCTGCAGGCGCGGTCCTGTTCCGGGGTGGCCGCGGTTTCGTGCTTGTCGATGCCGAACAGCGGCGGGCAGCCAGCGTGCCAGATGATCGCGCCCGGGCGCGCGTTTTCATCCGCGGCCGCGCCGAGCCCCTGCATCAGGGCCCGCAGATGGCTGTCGCCCCAGATCAGGACTTCGGGATCGCCTTCGGGGCCGATGGCGCAGGTCTCGATCCCGGACAACGGGCCGTTGGTGGCATGGCTGCAGCGGCTCCAGTCCTGGAAGAAATCCGCCGAGGCGGTGATATAGGTCTGGGCCGGTCCCGAAAAACGGCTTGCCCAGCCGCTGCTTGCATAAAAGCTGGCGCCGGCCGCTATGGTCGCCGCGCTGGCCAGCGCCGCTCCCCCGACGAGGATCCGCGGCGGCAGGCGATAGCGGAAGACCTGCCCGTGGCGGACCGGCTGTTCGACCCAGCGCCAGCTTGCGCTGGCCAGCACGAGGCAGAGCAGCAGCCAGAACCCCGTTTCGACCGGGCCGGAATAGCCGTCGCGCCAGTAATGCGACAGAACCAGCACCGGCCAGTGCCAGAGATAAAGCGAATAGGAAATCAGCCCGGCGAAAATCATCGGGCGCAGCGACAGGAACCGGGCCGCCGGATTGGATTGGACCCGGGCATTGGCGGTGCCGGCGATGATCATGACGGTTCCCGCCACCGGAAGCGCGGCCTGCCAGCCGGGAAAGCCGCTGCTGCGCACCAGCAGGATCGCACCGGCAACAAGCGCAAGCCCGCCCCATGACAGGAGCCCGGAAAGACGGCGGCCGAACCCGTCCGCGGGCAGCAGGATCGCCAGCAGAACACCGCTCAGAAGCTCCCAGGCGCGATAGGGGAAAAGGTAGAAGCTCGCCGCCGGGTGCTCCGGCGTCATGATGACGCAGGCCAGCAGGGACAGCACCCAGATTGCGGCGAGCAGCCCGGCGATCAGGCGACGGCCGCCGCCCAGCGCGGTCACGAGCACGAGAAAGACAGGCAGGGCGATGTAGAACTGTTCCTCGACCGCAAGCGACCAGCTGTGCAGCAGCACCCGGTTGCCCGCGTCGATGTCGAAATATCCGGCGCCGCGATAATAAAGGATGTTCGAGAGCCAGGTGCTCGCCGCGATCAGCTCCTTGCCGAATTCGCGGAATTCATAGGGCAGCAGGATGAACCATGCGGCAACGGTGCTGGCCGCCGCCATGGCGAAGAAGGCCGGGGCAAGGCGGCGGATGCGCCGCAGATAGAACCGCCCGAGCGCGATCCGCCCGTGACTGCCAAGTTCGCTCCAGAGGATGCCGCCGATCAGGAACCCCGAGATGACGAAGAAGACATCGACCCCGACGAAACCGCCCGGGAGCCCCGCTGCGCCGAAATGATAAAAGACCACACCGGCCACCGCGATGGCGCGCAGCCCGTCGATTTCGGGGCGATAACGCATGAAGAACCTGCAATCAGGAAATGGCGCTAAATCAATTATACCTGACAACTGTTAGGCGATCACCTGCTGCGGGCAAGCCCTTTTTCGGGGCTGGCGGAACGGGCGGCGGTCATCGCGACAAAGGGGGCGGTCTGGAGGCGAGTACCGGAATCGAACCGGTGTACACGGATTTGCAATCCTGCCTCGCACATTGAAAACATTAGCGAAGCCTGTAAACGGACCCCGTTTGTTCACGGTCCTAAATCAAGCACTTACGAGCCGTCTGTAAACGAAAACGGGCTGGTGGCAAACGAAAACCCCGGCGCAGGTGGTGCTGCAACCGGGGCTGAACATTCGAGCGATGGGAATAGCTGCTCTGCGGGCGAGTATATCCCGACCCTCGGCAGCGGCGCAACAGGCCATGTGAAGCCCGGCCATCGGCGCACGGCCCGCGCGCTTGAGTTCGCGCTTACGCTCGGCGATGCCGACGCATGGTCGGACTTCGCCGGGCTTGCGGCGCACCACCTGACGGAAGCCGAACGCGCGGGGCTTGCCTTCGCTGCACTGGCCCGCCTTGCGCCGGAACAGGCTGAACGGGTTGCGTGCTTGGCTCTGGGGGCCGCTGGTGCGCCGCTGCCGGCCTTTCTGGCCGTAATGGACGAAGCGCGCCTCTGGGCGTCTCTGGCGAGCCGCGCGGAGCGCAAGGCGTATACGCTCGCGGCCTTCGAGGCCCTGGGCGGGAGTGACCGCGCCGCCTTCCTGCAACACGTCAGCGGGAGGGCAGCGGCATGATCACGCAACGCCTTGAGCGGCCGCTTTCCGGTATCCTCGATCCGGCCGAACTGCTGGATCATGTGCGCGGGACCGACGATGACCTGCCGGCGCTCACGCGCATGGCCATCGCAGCGGCCGGCGACTTCGAAGATTATGCCCAGGTCGCGCTGCGGCGGCAGGCTGTTCGGGTAACGTGGAATGCTTGGCCGCATTCCGGTTCGCTGAAGCTGCCGGTGTGGCCGCTGGTTCTGCCGCAGAGCGTCACGCTGGAAATTGCCGGGGTTGAGGTCGAGGACTTCGAGACAATCGACGGTCGCCGCCCCGAGCTAACGCTGACCGGCCCCCGACCGCGCGGGCCGGTGCTCGTGGAATACATCGCCGGCTTCGGCGAGAGCGGCACAGACGTGCCCGAGGACATCCGGCATGCGCTGCTAGATCAGGTCGCGGCCTACTTCGATGCCCGCGGTGCGGCGGATCGTCAGACGGTCACGCTGTCACCCCACTTCGCACGCCTCTTGGCGCGCTATCGCGGGGTGCGGGCATGACCGGCTACGAGCTTGACGAGATCATGACTGTTCGCTGGCCGCTGATCATGCGCCGCGTGATGGCTGATGGCTCGGACAAATGGCTGATGGGCTTTGTCCGCAGCATTGCGCGACACGCCAAGCGCCCATCGTGGCGACCCACCCCGAGACAGGAACAGGTCATGCGCCGGCTGGTGGTCGAAATGAGCACCATGCCCGGCATGGGCGGTGAGGTGATCGAGAGAGGCTGACCACGTGGCCCCGCGCATGACGGCACGCGGGGGAAGGATCAGGGGGCGGTATGACCAGACGCTGGCCCTGATCCGGATGCGCCCACCAGGGGGCGGAGCCATAGGCAAGGGGAGCCCGAAAGGCGGAACCCCGGCTCCCGGCAGCGCGACCATGCTGCCGCAAGTAGCCGCTGACGAACAGGCGAAGGTCGCACGCACTGTTCGGCCCGAAGCGACGGCCCGGCTCCGGCCAGCAAGATCGCGAGGGTATGGGGACCACCCGGCCAGATGGCGGGGCTGGTCGCCCTATGCCCTACGCTCTGAACCCTCACCAACCAGCAAGAGGGCTCGAAAGGAAACGAGAGGTTGAGATGAAGCGAACCACGAACCACCGCAAGCGGCTGACCAAGATCGCCAAGCGCCACGGCGTCGAGGTCGCGCATGTCAGCAACTGGTACCAGTTGGCCGATCGCTTGACCGATCACTTCGGACTTGCCGGCCGCGCCGACCGCAGCGCGAAACGGTTCTGCTATGAAGTCGCGGAGTGCCTTGGCTGGATCCCCCGCCGCGCGCCCGAACAGAACGAGGCACGCTCATGAGCACGCGCGACCTGTTCGGGGATGGTCCCAATGCCGGCGAAACGTTCGGATCGCAGGACCGGGGGCAGACTGTTCATTTCTCGCTTCTGGAAAAAATCCGGGGAAAGTCGCCGGCGATGCGGGCGATTTCGTTTCTGCGGCAATTGCGGGTGCCCGAGGGCAAAATGGCCGGGAAACCCCTGAAACTGGCCGGGTTTCAGCGGAAATTCATCAAAGGCGCTCTGGCCCCGAAAGTCATGGTCGGCGTGTTGTCGATCGGGAGAGGGAACGCCAAGACCGCGCTTTCGGCCGGTCTGTCGCTCGGCGAGCTGGTCGGCGCTTTTGACGAGGATCCGCAACCGCGCCGCGAGGTGATCTTCGCTGCGAGGAACCGCGACCAGGCGCGCATCGCGTTCGAGTTCCTTCTCGGCTTCATCGCCGGCCTGCCGGAGGCGGATCAGGAGCTGTTCACGATCCGGCGCGGCAGCAAGCTCGAGGTCGAATTCATCGACGGCAGCCTTGCACGCTGCATTGCGGCTGATGGCAAATCCATTCTGGGCGGTGCCCCGACGCTGGCGGTGCTTGACGAGCGCGCCGCATGGGAGCCCGAGAAGGGGGACAATCTTGAAAACGCGATCCTGTCCGGGCTCGGCAAGCGCGATGGCCGGGCGCTGATCATCAGCACCAGCGCGCCGAGCGACAGCAACACGTTCAGCCGCTGGCTCGATGAACCGCCGCCGGGCACATTCGTTCAGGAACACCGCCCCGCCCCTGGCCTGCCGGCCGATGATCTGGACAGCCTGCTTGAGGCGAACCCCGGCGCGGTCGAGGGCATCGGCTCAAGCCCTGAATGGCTGGTGGCCCAGGCGGAACGCGCCATTGCGCGCGGCGGATCGGCGCTTTCCTCTTTCCGCAACCTGAACCGCAATGAGCGCGTCAGCACCGAGGATCGCTCCGTTTTGATCACCGCTGACGAGTGGTTGAGCGCCGAGGTCAACCCCGACGATCTGCCACCGCGCGACGGGCCGGCGATCTTGGGCGTCGATCTGGGCGGTTCGCGCTCCATGTCGGCGGCGGCGTTCTACTGGCCCGAGACCGGGCGGCTGGAAGCGCTCGGCGTGTTCCCGGCGAAGCCCGGCCTTGCGGATCGCGGCGCGGCCGATGGCGTCAGCGATCGCTATGAGCAGATGCACGCGCGCGGCGAGCTGCTGACCATGGGCGAAAACACCGTGCCGACCGGGCCTTTCATGGCCGAGGTTGTGAGGCGTCTCGAGGGTCAGGCTCCGGCGTGCATTGTCGGGGACCGGTTCCGACATGCCGAGTTCATTGAGGCCATGGAAGCGGCCGGCCTGTCGCGCGTGCCGTTCCTCTGGCGCGGCTTCGGCTGGAAGGACGGCTCGGAAGACATCGAGCGGTTCCGCCGCGCGCTGTTTGACGGTGACGTAAAAGTGGCCCCTTCGCTGCTGCTGCGCTTCGCCTTCGCGGATGCGGTGACGCTGGTCGATCCGGCCGGGAACCACAAGCTGGCGAAGGCCCGCAGCCTCGGCCGGATCGACGCGGCGGCGGCATCGGTGCTGGCGGTGGCGCAGGGTGCGCGGATGCTCGCCGCCCCGGCCAGAAAGGCACGGGTCACATGGGCATGACGCATCATCGCCATTCCAAGCGCGTCACCGCGACAAAGCGCTGGCAGGTTCTGCGCCATGCGATCCTCGAGCGCGACGGCTACAAATGCCGCGCCTGCGGCACAAGGCGCGCGCGGCTCGAGATCGACCACATCAAGCCGGTGCGCAGCCACCCGCAGGGCGCGTTCGATCCCGAAAACCTGCAAGCGCTCTGCCCGTCCTGTCACACGAAAAAGACCCGGATCGAGTGCGGACACCCCGCGCCGATCCAATCGCCCGAGCGTGATGCCTGGGCGCAAGCCGTCGCCAGTCTGGCGGCACCACGCAGCAAGCATGAAAAAGGAAAAGACAATGCTTGACAGTATCAAGATCGCCCGGCGGCAAAGCGAAATCCGCCAACAACTGGCCGAGCTTGTCGGCAAGGACAGCCCTTCCGAGGACGAAACCCGCTCGATGGAAACGCTCGATGCGGAATACCGCAGCAATGAGACCCGCTATCGCGCGGCGCTGATTGCCGAGGATACCGAGCGCCGCGAGGCCGGGGCCGAGCTCGAGACCCGTGAGGGCCGGCAGTTTGCCGAACTGGTCGGGCAGTTCGAGTTGCGGCAGGTGGCCCTGTCGCTGGACGAGGGCCGGGCGCTGGACGGCGCGACCGCCGAGGTCGTGCAGGAAATGCGCAGCAAGGGCGGTTATCAGGGCATCCCGATCCCCTTCGCGGCGCTCGAGACCCGCGCGGGCGAAACGGTGGCGGGTGACCAGATCAACCCGAAGGCCATCCGCCCGGTGATCGACCGCATCTTTCCGGGCAGCGTGGCCGAACGTCTGGGGGTTCAGCGCATCAATATCACGCAAGGCGAGGTTGCCTTTCCGGTCGCGACCGATGGCGCGGTGTTCGGCTGGGCGACAAGCGAACTGGGCAATGTCGGCGCGGCGTCCGAATACAAGACCAGCGAACGCAGTCTGAACCCGGATCACACCGGCGGGGCGCAGATGACCATCAGCCGCAAGGCGCTGAAACAGGCGGGCGACGGCCTAGAGGCAGCCATCCGGCGCGATCTGTCGGCGGTCATTGCGACCGAGCTTGACCGCGTGGTGATCAACGGCAGCGGCACGAGCGGCGAGCCTCTGGGCATCATCCCCGGCGCGGGCACCTATGGCATCGCCAGCACCGCCGCCAGCGGCGCGGATTGGGCCGCGTTCCGGGCCGAGATCGTGAGCTTCATGGAAGCCAATGCGATCACGTCGCCGGGCGGCGTCAATCTGGCGCTGACCCCGGCCATCTGGGCTGCGCTTGACGATGCGCTGATCGACGGCACCGCCGTGTCCGAATGGGACCGCCTGACCGGTCATATCGGGCAGCCGGCAACATCGACGGTCATCCCCGACGAAACCGCCATCCTGGCCGCGAATGTCCAGGGCGTTCCGCCCGGCGTGCTCGGCCTCTATGGCGGCGTCGATCTGATCCGCGATGTTTACACCAAAGCGGCATCGGGGCAGCTGGTGCTGACCGGGCTGGTCACGGCGGATTTCACGGTTCCGCGCGGCGTGCAGACCCGCATCCTGACTGACATTGCGGACGGTTCGTGATGCTCTGGGGCGCGGCAATCGGTGGCCTCGAGGTCAGGTCCGAGGGCGGGGCAACCCGCCTTCGGGCAACCTTCCCCTATGGCACAACCGCCGATCTGGCACCGGGCCGGGCCGAGATGTTCGCCCCTCGTGCCTTCGCCGCCCGCATCGAGGCGGGCGAGGAAATCCATCTGCTGGCCGGGCATTCCTATGACCGCCCGCTGGCTTCGACCACGGCGGGCAACCTGATCCTGCGCGACGGTGACGAGGCGCTGACCCTTGAGGCGACGATCGAAGGCGGCACGTCCTGGGCGCGTGACTTCCTTGCGGCGCATGAGGCGGGCTTGATCCGGGGGCTGTCGCCCGGTTTCCGCGTCGATCAGGGCGGCGAGCGGATCGAGCGGCGGAGGAACGGCGTGTTGCGCACGATCACGGCGGCATCGCTGTTCGAGGTCAGCGCCGTCACCCGCCCGGCCTATCCGCAGGCGCAGATTGAGGCCCGCGCATGGGAAACCCATCAGGACCGGCAGCCCGTGCGCGGCCCGGCCTATCATCTTAACAGGTGGCGCGCATGAGCATCCTTGACCTATTCCGTCGCAAGCAGCCGGTCGAGACCCGTGCGAGCGGCACGGGCTACACCGCCGCGCTGATAGCCGCTCGGGAAGGGTGGATCAGCGGCAGCACCGGGCTTGCCGAGTTGACCGGCGCGGTTCAGTCAGCCGTATCCCTCTGGGAAAGCGGGCTGTCCCTGGCCGATGTGAAGGGCACCGACCTGCTGACGCGGCGCACGCTGGCGCTGGCGGCGCGGTCGCTCGCGCTGCGCGGCGAAGCGGTGTTCCTCATTCGTGACCGGCTGATCCCCGTGACGGATTGGGATTTGTCCACCCGGAACGGTGAGCCACACGCATACCGGCTCGGCATCCCCGAGGTCGGCGGCGGGCGCGATGAAACGGCGCTCGCGGGCGAGGTGCTGCACCTGCGCATCGGCTGCGATCCGGCAACCCCCTGGGCGGGCCGCTCGCCGCTGTCACGCGCGAGCCTGTCGGCGCAATTCCTGCACGAGATCGAAACCGCGCTGCGCGACGTGTTCCGCGATGCACCGCTCGGGAGCCTGATCGTTCCGCTGCCCGAGGGCAGCGCCGACGACATGGAAAACCTGCGCCATGCCTTCCGGGGCCGGCGCGGGGCGAGCCTTGTCATCGAGGGCGTGGCGCAAGCGACCGCAGCGGGGTTCAACCCGAGCATCGGCCAGCGCTCGGACCAACTGTCGCCGCACCTGGACAAATCGCTTGCCGACAAGCTGCTGACGGATGCGCGCGGCGCGGTCTGGGCGGCCTTCGGCATCCTGCCGGGGATGATGAACCCGGCGACCACCGGCCCGATGGTGCGCGAGGCGCAACGGCACTTGGCGCAGGTGGTGCTGCAACCCATTGCCGACCTGATCGCCGAGGAAGCCAGCGACAAGCTGGGCGCGAACGTCACCCTCGACGTGGTGCGACCGATGCAGGCGTTCGACCACGGCGGCAAGGCGCGGGCCTTCGGCGCGATGCTGCAGGCCTATGCCACCGCCAAGGAAGCCGGGCTCGACGCGGCGACCCTCGAGGACGCGCTCGCGTTCGTGGACTGGCAGGAGGATTGACGAGACAGGGCCGGGATGCGCCCTGCGGCTCCCCCGCAAAAAGCGTCTGGGATCAGACGGCGAGTGCCCGGCGACCGACATGCCGAAAACCCCGTCATGGCGCGGCCCTTGACGAACTCTCCGAGGGCGCGGCGCAGGCTGCCACGGCGACACCGGGGGCAGCACCACCCGGCGGAGAGGCCGGGTTCAGCCCGCGTTCGGGCAGGGGGCCGGAAGGCATCGGGATGATGCGCCGGCCCCGATTATAGCGCTGTGAACCATATAATTCCGCGTAAAGCTGCGTATAATACTGCCGTTGCACCAATCAACATCAAAAAGGCTAGGCACCATAACAAAATTGGGGGCCAAACTCTTTGTGGGATCATCTGAATCGTTTTCCCCATACCATGCTTCCAACGCACATTAAGCACATATGGAAGCTCTCTTATTGTATCTATCATTGATAAAGTAAAAACCTCATGGCCCGATAAGTTTGGAATTGAAATAACGAGCCGGCCATCCGAGAGGTTGGAAGTAGTATACTGCCTAGGACTCCATATTTCAAAATGTTGTGGAGGATAGTTTAGCACTATTTCAAGGTCTTCGATTGAGGCGCGTCCAGAGTTCTGAAACCAAATTTGCTGCGTGAGGACTGGGAATCTGCCATCCCCACCTAGATTTGGCATTTGGTATTGGTGCTGATGTGATACCGACCAAATAAGCTTGCCGCGGGCAGTCAAGAGCCTTCCTGCGATAGCGGTAAATACCGCAATAATAAGCGCTTGCCCCAAGCCAGTGTTTAGGGTTTCTATAGCCCACTCCATTACTACCCCTTCCGCGCTTCTATCAATTTTCTAATGAACTCGGGCCGCGATGGCACTGGGTCGAGTTTCGCTCGTTCAGCATCTACCCACGCGAGAAGATCGGGCGGCAGTCGGAGCGTGATCGGAGTTGAATTGACCGGTGGTCGCCCCATCCGCTTCTTCTGACTTTCTGGCATTACAAAGTCCTTGACCGCATCAACTAAATGATGGCAGAAAGTAAGCGGGCCGACAAGGTGCAGCAACACCCGGCCGGCCCTGACCAGAAACCGTTCGATAGGAGGAACGATTCCATGGCTATCCAAGCCAATAACACGGGCGCGCTGCCCGTCGCCAGACTTCATGAAATCCACGATTGCCTGAGCCTCGTCCTGGACGCGACCGAGCGGCCGACCCGCTATAGCCAGGCCGAGCGCGAGGCGCGGAGCTATACCCGTGCCGCCCTGCGCCACGTCGAGCGGATGATTGGAGGTGCAGCATGAACCGCCGTTCCTTCCTCGCGGCCGCGCCGGCTGCTGCTGTCACCGGCGCGCTGCCCGCATCGGCCGAGACCGACACGCCGGTGATGCGGTTGTTTCGTGAGTGGCAGCGTCTGGAATCTGCCGCTCATGCTGCCGAGGGCGATGAGTATGAACGGCTTCACGACCTTCGCTGGGAAAATGAAAAACGCATGATCCGCGAACCCAGCCGCAGCGCGCTCGATGTGCTTCTCAAGATCACGGCTTGGACAGGGTTCGGCGAGGGGGACTTGGAGCATGACAGCCCATACATCCCGATCATTTGGGAAGAGGCTCGGGCGTTGGTCAACTCGACGCCACAACGATGAAGTTCACAACTATCCTCTTGCCCCGTCCAATTACCCATGATACCTGTTGTGTGAGACAAGAGGATTTATGCCATGATCACCCCCCATTCTGCCCGTACGAAACTCGCCTGCCAGATCGCTGCGGTTGACCCCGACCGCTTCAACGAGGCCGTCCATGCGGGGAACTACCCATGTGCGCCGCAGACCGCGCGCGGCTCTGCCCGCGTGTTCGACATCGAAGATATGGTTGCCTTGCGCGTTTACAGCCGCTTGCTCAATCAGGAGATTCCCCCGCGCCGGGCCGGCCATATGGCCTGCGGCATCCGGGATGTGCTTCGCCAGCATCCGGGGGCGAACCGTGTCGTTGAAATCATCCTGTCGATGGGCAGCCCCTACTACCTTCGCGCCGAAGACTTTGACTGCGATGCAACGCATATGAGCGGCTTGGACATCATGGAGGTTCGCGAATTTCGCCTGGATTTGATCCGAGAATGCATTGTTCGCGACCTGCATGCGGAAGCCGGGATCATCGGAGAAGAGTGATTCCATGCGCCTGCACCCTCACATTGTTCAGATGATCGGCTTGATCCCTGCTGAGGATCTGGCGGCTTCGTGGGGCTATGCGGGTGCGAACAACGCCTTTCGGGACTTCTGCGTCAAGATGGGCATCAAGCCGGTTCGCCCCGGCTGGTACGACCCGCACCACGTCCGGCACCGGCTGGACGCGGCGCAGGCGATAACCCCGCCTGTGGCTACGACGAGCGCCCCGGCACTGTCACTGGTCGAGCAACGGAGGCTTCGCATTGGCACGCGCTGATCTGCCAAAACACGCTCACCGTGTGAAGCGCATGACCAAGGCGGGCGCGCGCTATCATTTCTATGCATGGCGTGGCGGTCCGAAGTTCTGGACTGACACCCATCGACACCCCACCGACCCGGCGTTTTCCGTTGCCTACGCCGAAGCGGTGAGACGGCCTAAGCAAGACACCTACATGACGCCGCAAATGGTGGACGAATTCCTGTCGAGCGCCGAAATGCCGAAGGGCGCGCGGACCCGCGAGGACTATCGCCTCTGGGCACTGCGATTCGCGGAAGCCTTCAAGGATGACCCGGCCACGATGTTCGAGGAACCGGAGGCGCGGGGCGAGGTGAACAGCTGGCGGGCGAAGTGGAAGCACTCGCCGCGGCAGTATGATTACGCCGGAACCGTGGTGACGCGCATATTGAACTGGGCCTGGAAGGACGCGGGCAAGCTGCGGGTGCACCACTGCGACGGATTCCGCAAGGTCTATGAGGTGGATCGGTCGGAAATCGTCTGGACCCCGGCCTACCGGGAAGTTTTTAACGCGATAGCGCCGGAATGGGTCCGCCGCATTCTCTGCGCAGGCTGCGAAACTGGCTTGCGCCCGGCTGACTTGATCAAGCTGGCATCGACCCATGTCGAGCAGACTCCGCGCGGCCGCCGCCTTCGCGTCAGGACGAACAAACGTAAGCGGCTGGCACATATCCCGATCACGCCCGCGCTTGCCGAGGTGATCGACACGACCCCGCCGGACCGGTTGCTGATCCTCACGAATGCCAACGGCAACCCCTTGACACCGCATCGCGCGTCCGAGGCCGTCCGCCAGTGGCGCGATAAGGCCAAGCTGCCCGATAATCTGCGCCTGTCCGATACACGCGGGACGGCTGCAACGCGCCTGCTGAATGCGGGCCTGTCCCTTGCCGAAATCGCCAATCACATGGGCTGGTCCGTCCGCTATGCGGCGAACGTGATCGAGCATTACGCCCGCGTCTCGCCCGACGAAACCGACGCGGTTCTGGTCAAACTTGCCCAAGCAAAAGGGGGTGTTGCATGA